GTGTCTGTCTAAATCTGTGTTTACTTCTACATCTTCTATTACTATTTCAGGTACATAAAGTTGTAATTGATTATTTATTAAATCTCCTATTTCTGTAGAATCTACATTGTTTTCAAATAATATAGATTTAAGACCACATCCTAAGTTGGGTTGATTAATTCTTTCTCCTTTTTCAGTTAATAATACATTTATTATATTTGATTTTACTTGTTCTTTTATAGTAAGAGATTGTTGAAAATTTCCCCCGTTCATTAAAGGAAAAACAACCCCTATCGCAGCATTTTTATTGAGATCTAATGGATTTATTTGTATAGAAGAGTTGCTAATAGGCATTTATTATAATCCTTTTTTCTTATTAATTGCTTTCATTAAACCACTATAATCTCTTGTTATTGCTTTTGCTACAGGATCAGGCATTCCTGCTGTGTCCATAGGTAATGGAGCCCCAGTAGCAAATGGTTGAGCCATGTTTACGGGTGCTTGGGCTGTTTGTGTGTTTGTACTTCCTGCTGCTGTTTCGTTTAATAGATCATTTAATGTACTATTACCTGATACGAAATTTTGCTTTTTATGTTGTTTTATAGGCCCATTACCCATAATTTTTTCTCTTAAAGAAGTTTTTACATCTTCAGACACTAGGTCATTAGGGGTTTCAACTGTTCTTTCAGTGTGTTCTATTATTGTCGGTTTTAATTCATCACGTAAGTCTTCCCTAAGTGATTTAATTTCTCTACGTAACGAATAATCAATTTCTTCTCTAACTATTTTTCTAATTAGATTTTCAAAAGTTTTTGCTTTCATGTTTGTTTGTCTTTGTTAATAAATATAATTTTTTTAAGCTCTATAACGTTTATATCCAATCATTTCAAAATCTAAGTTATATAGTTTTTCTATATATTCTAAATTTTCAGATTCTACGAGATCATCAAATATTTGATCATATAATTCGTCTAAGCCTTTTTCAAATTGTGTTGGGTCTGGTGTTTTTACATCCTTAGGTAGGGGTAATACTCCACTGTTGTATAAATCGTTTGTAATTTGAGGATGAATTCCTGTTAAATCCCCCATTATTGGATGAATTACAAAATCTTTATCTGTTCTATCTTGGGCTGTTAGGGGTTGACCTATCTGATAACCCCCTATTATTATAGGTTCATATAAATCTGTATTTGAAAATGTAGGTAGAGTTATTGCTGGTTCTGTGTTAAAAGCATTCTCAAGTGCCTCTGAAAAATCTTGTTCTGTAAATCCTGGGTATTGTAGTTCTGCTAGAAATTGTTCGGGGGTTTGGGCTTGAGAATCATTTGCTGCTCCTCCTGATGTACCCCCATTACATTTACCAAACATTAACATCATCATTAATTCCATTAGTTGTTTTAACATTGCTACAAGACCTAATATAGCCATTAAGGCTCCTACTACCTTTAAAATTGTTCCTAATAATTTTTTTACTGTTCCTAATATATCTGTTAGGAAAGATCCTACATTTTTTACTGTTTGGTCTAAATTCTTTTTAAAGCCTTCTGCTTTTGCTCTTAACTCTGCTGCTTTTCTTGTTGTTTTACTGTCTGCTTTATTACCGGGACCTGGATGACCAGGAGAAGTAGGTACCATTGTGTCCGCAGATGATTCCTGACTTGCAGCTTCACTTTCTTTTTCTGTGTCTTCTTTTTTTAAAACTTTATCTTCTGCTACAGATTCTGTTGATCCTTTTAATACATCTTTGGATTCCTCCATTGTTTTTTTAGCTTCTTCTTGGACTATTTTAATTTTTTCACTAGCTGCTGCCATTTGGGCTTTAAAAAATTTAAAAGCTGCTACTTTCATCATAATATCTTTTACACCTGGAGCCCCCATAGCGCCCGCTAACATTCCTGTTGCTGCATTACGTACTGCCCCTTCTACCCCTCCTTGAAGTTGGTTTTGAACTTCAGATCCTAATTTATTTACTAATCCTGCTGCTGCCCCTCTTAATTTATTTCCTGCTTTAGTTTTTAACTCATTACGTTTTTGTTGGGCTTCTCTTTTTCTTTCTAATTCCTCTATTTCTCCCTTAGTTAATCCATCTATGTTTATAGGAGGTAAAGGATCAGGTACCCTATCTACAACATCTATTATAGGACTTTTAATTGAAATTTTAGGTTTAGGAAGTGGAATTACCGCTATTAATGAAGATAAGGGATCAAAATCTGATAAGAAATTAGTAGGTACTCCTGTACCACAAGCCAACACATTTTTTACTGTTTTGGGATTAGGCATTATCCCACTTAAACCTGCTAGTGCTTCTTTATGGGGCATCTCCCCATTAGGCATTTTTAATTTAACCGAACTTAATGATTCTTGTATTTTACCTGATATTTCTGCTTGTGCGTTAAGTGGCATTTTTTTATTTTTTTATAAATACATGTTGACTTTTAATGTCTCTTAATAATTGTCTTAATTCACCTATTGTTCCTGCTTCTGCTGTTCCTTCTCCCTCCCAATCTTTATTTATACCTTCCCATATTTCTTTTTTAGGTGAGGATTCTTCTCCGGGAGCTCCGGTTATATATATATTTTCAACTGCTAATTTATCTATTATTACTTTTAAGAAATTTAATAATTTATCCATTAATGCTTGGTTTTTTAAACCTAATATAGCAGGTTCAGTAGCGTATGATTTTGGTTTTCCCTCCCCTATTTCAGGAACATCATCCATACCTAAAAATATATTAGGGGCATTAATCATTACAAAATTTGAGTTATTTTCTTCTTGGGTTACTCCCTCAGGGTGTTCTGTATTTAAATGTATACTTCCTCTTGTACTTAATGAGATAAAATTTTGAGAAAACATATGAATATCTCCACCAGCTGCTCTTACGGCTTCCTCACCTTGATCTGACGCCAATCTAGCATTAAAAATTAATCTATCAGAATTTATTATTACTTGTCTTCCTTCATAGGCTGCAGGAAATATAGGAGTATAAACTGGATTTTTACCTCCATCCTGTATTTCAGCCATAAAATCAGTTACATTAGGTATATTAGGTATATTTATTGTTTCTGCCATTTTAACTTATTGATTTAACTTGATATGCCATATAAACTTCTAATTCATCATCGGGATATCTTAAAGGTGGTTTAGATTGAAAGGATTCACCAAAAATAACATTTACGTTTGTATTATCTATTGATGAATATACTTTATTTAATGCATTCTGTTTTGCTAAAGCAACTGCAGATGAATAATCTTCTGCTTTTCCTGTACCTTCATAATATTTTCCTATAATATTATCATATGGTCCCTTTGCTTTAAAACTTTGACACCAAAAGTCAAATTTAACAACTGCATTCCATTTGTTACATTTTTTACTAGACCAACTTTCAAAATGTGCACATTGCCCACATTGTTGACCATATTCTACAGGAGAATCTTCACTAGAATCATCCGCGTATTGGTAAGAAGAGGGTAAATTAGGATCTACATATTCTACTTCTTCTTGTAATTCATTATCTTCTTGGTATTGTTCTGGTTGTTTTTCTTCATCCACCATTCCTGCTTCTTCTTCTGAAATAGTTTCTGTTGTTTCTTCTTCTGGTATACTACTTGATTCACTGCCCGTTGCTGCTGTTTCTAGTGTTTCTGTTGTTTCTGTTGTTGTTTCTCCCCCTTCTGCTTCTTCTACTTCTACTTCTGATGATCCTGCTTCTTTATCAAAAACCCCACTTGTATCTCCTACTATCTTTCCCGCTTGTTTATTTGAATCCTGTTTTATATAAACATTATTTCCAAAGGAATACCAACACATATCAGCTGCTACTTGAAAATTTTCAATATTTTGTGTTGAAGTCATATATATAGAAGAAGGATCTAAATTTATATCTTCAATTGTATGAACCCACCCTTGAGGATCTGATTCTTTAGGTTGACCATTTCTGATTATTATAATAGGATCACCATTTTGTGATGCACCCCCCTTAGACCAAGGACTTAAACTACCCGTAGGAAATTTATATTCTTTTGCTCCTGTTTCTTTATTCTTACTAACCCCCCTTGCTGTAGATCCTAATCTAATTGTATTACCGAACCTTCCTTCTGTTATATGGTCGCCTTCAAAAGGTAATAATGGTTTTATATTTAAGTATTCTTTAAAATATTTACCTAAAGGTATATTTAAATCTACTTCTCCATCTATTGTTCTTCTTACTAAACCCTCATACCCATAACCTTCTTCCTTAAAAATTTCTGAATTATCCTTTTGATAGTTTTGAACTGAAGGTAAAGTATTATGATGTGGGTGGTTCCATAAATTTATAGGAGGAAAATAATAATCGGTTACACTAGTTCTATCATCTAAATAATCTTTACTTGTTAATGTAATTACTGTTACTACTTCATTTATAAGGGGATAGTATTTTAGGAAGGGGAATAAAGGTTTTGCAAAACCATCAAATGTAGGATTTTCTTCTTTATCTTTAGAATCGGGATTTATACCAAAACCTCCTACTTTTTTTCTAACCTTATTATAGAATATTAAACCTACTGCATCATGACCCCCATAGGATTGGGCTAAACTCGTTCCTGGGTCTAATATTACTTTTTTAACTTTACAAGGGACTAACTTACCCCCCATATCCATAAGACTATTAGCAGTTTTAGAACTATTTTTATTACTTATTCTTCCCATCTTTCGGTGCTTCTATTTCTTTAGGGTTTTCGACTGTTTTAGCTATTTCTTCAGCTACATCCATTAATTGATCCATTTCTTCGTTAGTTAATAAACCACCATCTCCTGAACTAGCTCCTCCAGTAGATAAACGTTGTACTATAGAGGCCATCTTAATTAGATGATCATCGTTTTTAACGCTTATTTCCATATATTCTTTAATTAAGGGTACTACAACTGTAGCGTCTCCTAGAGATGTAATTAAGGGACGTAATTCGGCAATCATAGAAGCAATCTGGGTGGATTTTTTCTTTTGATTACCATGTATTTCTTTTAATAAATCTCCAAAAGATTTATCATCAAATATTACCTGATTTAGTGAATCCATATTGTTTTGTTATAAATATGGAAGAAATTAAATTCTTACATAACCTGTTTCTAAATACTCATTTAATAGTTCTTTATATTTTTTCTTTAGTATTTTAGTTACTTTAGTAATGACTGGGGTGTCTACTTCTGTCATTTCTCTTATGTAAATATAAAGTGCTTTTTTATTAAATATTTCTAAATTTTCCCTAC